ACACAGCACTAAAAGCAAGTGTAGCTGATTTCCTAAACAGAGATGATTTGACAGCAGTCATACCTGATTTTATAGCGTTAGCTGAAGCACAAATTAACAGAGATATACGTCATTGGAAGATGGAAGCTCGTTCAAGTGGACAGCAATCTTCAGGTGATGAGTACATGCAAATACCTGCTGATTGGGTAGAAACAATTAGATTACATCTCACAGGAACAGGAACTACAGTAGTTAATTTAGTTTCAAGAGATTCCATGGCTGACAAACGTTCAGCACAAGAAGACACAACAGGAACACCAATAATGTACACACACGCAGATGGACAATTCCAATTGTACCCAACTCCGAGTACCGACACAGATTTTGAGTTGCTCTACTTTCAGAAGATTCCATCTTTAAGTAGCAATTCAGATAACTGGCTTTTACTAGAAGCACCGGATGTATACCTCTACGGAGCGTTATTACATTCTGCGCCATATCTAGCGGAAGACCAACGAGTAGCTGTATGGGCGCAGATGTATTCTGCCTCTGTTCAGCGTTTAAATGAAGTCTCTGAAGATGCTAGGTTTAGTGGTTCAGGACTTAAACTTAAAGTGAGGGGATTAGTATGAGTTTTACAAACTTTTTAGAAACAGAAATATTAGACCATGTATTTGCAGGGGCGGCTTACACAGCTCCCGGTACTAAATACTTAGCGTTGTTTACAGCAATCTCTGATGGTGAGGCAGGTTCAGTAACTGAGTTATCAGGTTCTGCATATGCTAGACAATCAGTTGCATTTACAACTTCAGGTAACACAACTTCAAACAATGCGGCAGTAGAATTTCCAACTGCTACAGGTTCTTGGGGTACAGTTACTCATGTTGGTGTATATGATGCATCTACATCAGGCAACTTAATGGCTTATGCGACTTTATCGTCAAGTAAAGCTATTGCTACTGGTGACGTATTTCGTGTTCCATCGGGTGACCTAGATATAACGCTTAACTAAAACGAGCCAGTAAATGGCTTTTGAATATAGTGAATCGGTCTATGGTGTAAGAACCTATGGTTCGAGTGTGGGTGAGGTTATAAATGCTTCAGCCACAGTAACTGCAACATCGTCTATTGCCAATGTAAATTGGGTAGTAGCGATAGGAGCGGCGGCATCCATGACTTCTACATCTGCTACTACTTGTAGTGGTGAAGTTGTAATCTTAGAAGAGACAGATGTTTTCTCCTATGGTTCAGGCTTGTATGGACAGAACGAATATACTCAAGGTGATTTACAGACAGTAGTAACTGCTACGTCTGCTGTAACAGCATCATGTGAAAGGATACTACTTTCAGGTGCATTATCAGCAGGTGCATCAGGATTCGCCGCTATAGGTGGATTCTTAGGTAATGCATCAGCAACTGTAACAGTTACGAGTGGTGCAACAGCAGATGGTCAAGTGGTTGGTGAGAGAAGTGCAACTGTTACAAGTGCTTCATCAATCACAGCTAATTCAACGTGTACGTTCAACTTTACGATACCGATTGCAGTCGCTTCGGCTACAACCTGTACCGCAGAGGAGTTCTTCCTTGAAGCATCGGACAAGATGGTTTACGGACATGGTATTTATGGTGAACAGGTTTATGACCAATCAGACCTACAGACAGTTGTAACAGCGACATCGAGTGCTACAGCTACTTGTAATAGAGTACAGAACATTCTGCAAACGACAGTCTCTGTTGTTGCAAATGTAACGTGTGTCGCTAGGAGAGTACCTGAAGGTTCTGCTTTAATTGATGGAACTTCGACAACTGTAGTAACCACTACAGGAAATGGTGCTAGGGTAAGAACAAGTGGTGCAACAGCTACTCCTGAAGCAACGATTGCAACAGCAGGTCAGGTAGTTGGAGAAAGAAGTGCGACAGTAACTGCTACATCCACAACTTCAGCTTATGCTGTGACTGTTGTGGTAGGAGAGGCTTCGCTAACAGCAACAGTAACAAGTGCGGCTATATGTAACAGGGTAAGGTTTGGTTCAGGAACACCAACAGCAGTTGCAAGTATAACTGTATTAGGATTTGCTACACGAGGTGGAATTGCATCGTGTACTCCGTCTGCATCATTAGTTGCAGACTCAGAGAAAATTTGGCAAGGAAGTACAGTTACCCAACCTGAAGCTACAGTTACAGCATCTTGTGAGAGGATACAAAGAAGTGGTGCGGCTGTAAGTGTAACATCAGGAACAGCTACTATTGGTAGAGAGAAATGGGAAATTATTACTAACGATTCAGTAACATGGACACAAATAGCGGCATAATATTATGGCATTAATACCTTTACAATTACCACCGGGAATACATAGGAACGGAACAGATTTCGAGTCTTCCAATAGATGGCGAGATGCTAGTCTTGTCAGATGGCACGATGGTTCATTAAGACCAGTTGGTGGATGGCAAAGTAGAAAGACAAGTGCATTTCCTGATGCACCTAGAGGTATGATTTCTTTCTTGGACAATTCAAGTGATTCCTATTTAGTAGGTGGTACATACAATTCACTTAAATACATTAATCCCTCACACACAGTTTATGACATTACACCATCAGGTCTAACATCAGGTAATTTGAATGGTTCACTTAACCTTGGATATGGTGGTGGATTCTATGGACATGATGAGTATAGTAGAGAACCAACAAGTTCAGGTATTTACGCTGAAGCGACAACATGGGCATTGGACACATGGGGTGAGTACCTTCTAGCGTGTTCATCTAAGGATGGAAGGATTCATGAGTGGCAACTCAATACAGGGGTAGTTGCACAGGTAGTTGCTAATGCTCCAACAGGAAATAAATCAATGGTGGTAACTGAAGAGAGATTCGTATTCGCCCTCGGAGCAGGTGGTAATCCTAGAAAGGTTGCATGGTGCGATAAGGAAGCGAACACAGTTTGGACACCTGCGGCAACAAACGAAGCAGGTGATTTTGAATTACAGACTACTGGTCAAATTATGTGTGGACTAAGAATGCGAGGTGCTACACTTATCCTGACAGATAATGATGCACATGTAGCTACTTACTCAGGGCCGCCATTCATATATGGATTCGAGAGAGTTGGTACAGCCTGTGGTGTAGCATCAAGAAAAGGAGCTGTAGCAATAGATGAGGGTGCATTTTGGATGGGCAAGAAAGGATTCTTCACATTCGATGGCTCAACAGCTAAAGAATTACCTTGTGAAGCGTTGGATTATGTATTCGATGACATTAATACTTCACAAATGAGCAAGGTCTATGCAGTACATAATTCACAACATGGTGAGATATGGTGGTTTTATCCGAGTGCAGGTAATCTTGAAAACAACAGATATATTTCATTGGATTACAAAGAGGGTCATTGGAATGTAGGTGTACTAGACAGGACAGCAGGTGTTGATATAGGTGTGTTTAAAAATCCTATATGGTGTGATGCAGATGGTGACTTATACAATCACGAGACAGGACATGCACATACAGGTTCAGCCAAACCTTATGCAGAGAGCGGCCCGATTAGTCTTGGAAATGGCGATACTATAATGAAAGTTACTCAGCTCATACCTGACGAAACGACACAGGGAGAAGTTAATGTAACCTTTAAATCAAGATTCTATCCGAATGCGACAGAGACATCGCATGGTGCTTATACTCTGACGAATCCAACAGATGTTAGATTTAGTGGTAGACAAGTAAGAATGAAGGTTCAGGGTGTAGGAAACACTAATTGGAGGTCAGGAGTTATGAGAATAGAAGCTAATGCAGGAGGAAGACGATGAGTGTAGCAACACCTCCACCACCATTAGGTAGTAACTGGAAGATATGGGGAGAACGTATCATTAAGTATCTAACATCTACTAGAAATACATTACAGCATAAAGATTCTGATTCTAAGGCAACTGAAAATGGAATAATTATGTGGGATGAAGCTCAAGGCACAATAGTAGTATCAAAGAATAATGCTTGGGTAAGGATAGAATTAGACCCATGAGTATACAAGAAGATTTAATGCGTGGTAAAGACTGGATAGAGTCAGCTCTTAAAAAAGGTGGCGAAACGCATAACTTTAAAGACATAGTAGATGGTGTAATGAAAGGAGATTTTCAACTATGGATGGGGTCAAACGGATGTGCAGTAACTGAGATAGTAGTGTATCCTAATAAGAAGGTACTTCATGTATTCTTAGCAGGTGGCGATAAAGGCTACGGAATTAAACAGATTACAGACATGCATGATGATGCAATAACTTGGGGTAAACACCAAGGATGTATAGGGATGACTGTTACTGGTCGGAGAGGGTGGAAGAAGATTCTCGAACCTAAAGGTTGGTCAGAACAGTTTACAACTTTATTAAAGGAGTTTTGACATGAGTAGCGGCGGCGGAAAAGGCGGTAAGAAAGAAACAGCAACAACGATACCTGATTGGGTTAGAGGCCCGGCAGAGCGAAATTTACGAAGAGCTGAACAGGTACAGCAATTAAAATACATGCCATACACAGGCC